GATCAACGCATGGCGAAAAACACGTATTGATTATTTTTTTTAAAAAACTTTACAACCATAACATTTTTGTTCGCAAGGGCTTATGGGCGGCGAATTGTAAGAATATTTCAGGGATGTCACCATGTCGGAACTCATGGGATGAATGCAGAAAATCCGAATGCTACTGATTACCTGCTTTTTCAATGTACGGCTGAGATGCTGACGGTCGATGCGGATTTTGACAGGTTTTACGACGGCCTCGAGCGGGCGAGATATATCCATCAATGCCGGTTGTTTCAATTAAGCCGCCTTGGATTATTGCCGGGCAAGTACTGGCGTGATGCCAGGGTAGCAGCGATCGCCGGACCGCAAGAGTCGCTGCAGCGGCCTGGTTTCTATTCCGGTTTCTGCGACCGGTCCCGGGGACGCCACTGGGACCGAAGGAGAATTTACAAATGAGTGATCCGAACAATAACGGGCAGTTATATCAATTCGGTGCGAAGTCGCTGTACGAACAGCGCCAAAAAGGTTTTATGCCTTTAAGTGAAAAGCTTAAAAACGCTGAGTCACTGGGTATCGAGCTGCCGTTCGATTTATGCCTGGTCCGCGGTGAGGTTCTGCGGGATCTGCAGGCCCGCTGCCGGCAGGCAGAGTTCGAGGCCTCGCTGCGTAGCCGGGTAATTGGAAACCTCATGGCCGAGATGCACACCGAGCAGTTCAACCCGAAGAAAGGAAATAAAAAATCATGAGCGAACAGAGGATAATCTGCGGCGACTGTCTCAAAGTTTTTCCGGAGCTGCCTACAGCAGCGATGGTATTCGCTGATCCGCCTGATAACATTGGATGCAGGTACAATGGCTTTTGTGACGACTGGGAAAACACCGGTGATTATATAGATTGGCTAAGCGAGCTGATCTTCATGGTCTGTGACCAACAGGAAACTCCAATTTTCTGGTTATCTTTCAATCGCATCTGGATGCTGGATATTTATTGCTCACTGCCTGCTCTTGTGTCAACGGAGTTGCGGCAATTCATCTGGCGGTATACATTCGGTCAGCATCGCAGAAGCGATTGTGGATCGGGCTATAGACCCATACTTCGATTTCTTAATCGAGGTGCGAAGATCTATCCGGATGCGATCCGGGTACCTTCGGCCAGGCAGACTCAGTACAACGATAAACGGGCGGATCCAAGGGGCCGCGTGCCGGATGATGTTTGGGAGTTTCGCCGCGTATGCGGGACATTCAAAGAGCGAAAGAGCTGGCATCCCTGCCAGCATCCCAAGGATCTCTTGAAGCGGATGGTTTTATTCAGCGCGAAGCCGGGTGACCTGGTCATCGATCTGTTTGCCGGTACCGGCAATATGTTAGAGGTCTGCCGCGAGCTGGACCGCGACTGCATCGCCATCGAGATAAGCGAATATTACTGCCAGCGCATTGCGGCCGAACAGAAAATTGAAGTGGAGGGAATCTGATGGAGAATACAGTCCGTAAAAACTCCCAAGGAGAACACAGGACGCAGTCCGTAAGGACTCCCAAGGAGAACACTGAATTAAGAAAGCCGCATCGCGAGATTTGCTCTTTGTGTCACGAGGTCAGCCGGGTCGGTTTCTGGGTGCCGAACCATATCTGGCGGGCGGCGGTCCATCGAACTCAAATCAATTCGATAATCTGTCTTCGATGCTTTACGCGGCTGGCCGACGAGCGGAGCGTGCCCTGGGATGAGAATATCAAGTTCTTCCCGGTCAGCTGGATCACACATTCACAGGAAGTATTAACAATCGTCAATTCATCCCCAAGGGATAGTCAATTTGCCCCATAGGGGGCGTAAATCATAAATCCAAAGGTGAATCATGGAAGAAAACTATATTGAAAAAACGGTAGCCAGGCTCGAGCATTACCGTGAGAATTACGCCCGGAAGATAGCGTTAATTGATCAGACGATCGCCGTCATCAGGGCGCTGACCGCAGAGGAGGCGGCACTGTCGCTCGTCGCCGAGCTGCCGGCGGCTGTAGAGCCGCAACCTGCCGCACCTGCCAGGCCTCAGAGGAAAGTGCCGCCATCCGGCAAAAAGTCACTGCCGCTGGGCGTCGTGGCGGTAAAGTCGAGACATATGGGTATTAGGTACAAGGCCAGGCCTTACGAAAACGGCAAGTTAACATATCTCGGAACATTCGAGACTCCGGAAGCGGCTGCCGCGGCGATTGAAGAATATAAGGCGGGCAAAGCAAAACCGACCGATGCGGCTGCGAAGCCGAAAACGAAAAAGAGCCGGGGGCACTCGAGCTCAAAAAAACGCGGCGGCAAGTTCGTCGGTGTTAGGGTAGTTGGCAACAGGATCGAGGGGCAGGCATGGGACAGTGAAAATCGCAAGGTCGTTTATCTCGGCAGGTTCGATACAGATATCGCCGCGGCGATCGCCGTAGCGAAGTATAAGGGCGACAGCGATGAGGTCCGGCGGCTGAGTGACATGTTAGAGCGGGCCGAGAACAATCCCGATACGCCGAACAGCAGACCCAGGCCAACAGGCAAGCGGACTTATCCGGTTACTGAAGAGCCCAAGATTGTATATCGATGCAAGCACTGCGGACTCGAGTTTCAGTCGAAGCCGACTCAGTGCATCGGCTGCAATTCATCATCGTTCGAAGAGGTTGAAAATGCCGGATAAGGGCAAGACTGCGAGAGTATTGGCTGATGCCGAAAAGATCGTTCGGCGGTTCCGCGACGATCCGTTTTTGACTGTTACGGGGCTGATGGCCGAGTACGAAACCAGGCACGAGACGATAATGCGGGCGATTCTCTCTATGATATCCGATGCCGAGTATTACGAGCTGCGGCGGCAGCGCAAATATGCACGTCATGCCAAAAGGCATATCGACGCCAAGAACGTCGCGGCAGAGAGGGCAAAAAAAAAGAAGGCCAAAGCAGCAGCGGCAGAGGCCAGGCACATTCAGATCCATCAGCAAAACATAATCAAGCTCCGCGGCGAGACGACGGTATGGTTCCAGTGCACCGGCTGCGGCTACGATTCGGCGATGCCGGTCATCCCCTGTCCCAAGTGTAATAATCTATGCTTCGAGCGTATCGAGCAGCCCATCGAGCTTGCCCGCCGAGCAGCGGCGAATCAGTAAAGTGACATTAACGAAAAGAAAGGAAATTTGATATGGAATCAAAAGCAGTGAAAGAGAAAAGGTTCAAGATTTTGCCTATCGAAGAAAGTGACATTTTAGACGTATTCCAATGCGCATTGGATAAATGGCCACAATGCCTGACAATGCCAAATCTGGATGGAGTACCTCGAGATGCTGAGCTTGTAAGAGTATTTCACATGCCTGAATGTAGAGGTTTTGGGTTTTTACTGGCCCATAGTACATTTGATTCATTACCACTCGGAGCGAGACCAGAACTCATAGATACTATTGTTGAACGGAAAACCGTGTACCTTTAAGCGCCAGATGAAGACAAAAACGAAAACGAAAAAGAGAGCTACGCGGGCTAAAAAGCCACCGCGGCGTCTGAGCGGAGCTGATGCGCAGCGTCTCGGTTTCTCCCACGCCGACTTAGTCGAAGCGGATATCTCATTCGGCGGGATATCGAACCTGGCGAAGTACTTCGAGCGGCATCCGGTAATCGAGAAGGCCTTCCGGCGGGGCCAGTTCTTAAGGCAACTTCAACAGTTCGCAGGCGTGGTGGCTACGGTCTCGGAGGCGGCTTACAAATTGGGCCTGGCCTCCGGCGAGGCCTTGCGGGAGATCTTAGATAGTGACGCCGAGGCGGCGGATATCTGGCATAAGACCAGGCTCGATACGATAGTCGCCGCCCGCCAGGCGTTATTAAAGGCGGCCAAGGACGGCAAACAGACTGCTATCAGGGCGGTTGAGAATTATCTAAGGGAGGAAAAGCAGGCCGCAGGTCCCGCCGCGGACCTTTCGCACATGCCTCAGAAGGATATCTGCGAGCTGTTCGGCTTGACGCGAGTGACATTAAACGACTGGGAAAAGAAATACTCGATGCCGCGGAACGCTGATAAGACGTACAACCTGGCGGAGCTTATCAGGTGGTATTCTGAATTTGCGAAAAAGAGGTTTACCGGCCGGGCGGAATCTTCGGATAAGCTGCGGGATCTGAAGGCTGAGAAGATGCAATTGGAATTAGCCGAGAGCCGCGGCCAGCTCTTAGATCGCGAGAGCGTGATAGCGGGCCTGATAGCCCGCTGGCAGCTCATCATCGGGGCGTTCAAGTACAAGCGGCGTGAACTGGCCTCGACCCTTCACGGCCAGACGGTCGAGAGGATTGACGACTGCCTCTCGCGGTTCTTCGAGGACCTGCAGCGGCAGTGGCTCACGGTACCGGAGTTCTTGAAGATGCCCGCCGAGGCGGAGGGACAGTTCATCGAGCTTTTAACGATGCTCGATGAAGAGACGATGGACGATGGACGAAGGACGACGGACGAAAAATGATTAAAACAATCGTCAATAGTCAATCATCAATAGTCAATATCAGGCCCTTCGTTCTGGCCGAAGAGGAGCTCGACATCATCGCTCCGCGGCAGCGGCCTTCGTTTCTCGAGTGGATGGAAACGAAGTATATCCTCGAGGGCGGCACGGCGGCTATCGAAGGGCCCTGGTCGGCCGAATACACTCCCTATTTCAAGGATCCGGCGGAATGGCTCGGCGATTCGACTACGCGGGAGGTCTGGATCAACGCGTGCAGCCAGTCGGGCAAGACCACTTTCGGGGCTATATCATAGAAGATGCGCCCGGGCCGACTCTTCTTATCATGCCGACCAAGCCGGATGTCCAGAACAGGGTCGAATCGAGGGTGCGGCCGATGTTCCGGGCCAACGATGATTTAATCCGCCACGTGGGCGGTCGTGTCCGCAATATATTTATCGGCAAACAGACGGTAATGGACCACATGAACCTCTATATCGGCTGGCCGACCACAGCGCAGGCCCTGGCAGATAAGCCCGTTTGCTATATCGAGGCCGATGAGGTAGGCAAGTTCCCGCCGTTCGTCGGCGAGGAGGCGGACCCGATATCTCTTATGCGAAAGCGGCAGCGGTGGTTCAAGGGAAGATCGAAGCTGCTGGGTATGACAACGCCCGTCACCGCCGGCGATATGAGCGATTCCGAATGGTCCAAGGGCGACTGCTGCGAGTGGTGGGTTGCATGTGTCCATTGCCATAAATGGCACAAGCTCGATTGGTGGAACGTCAAGATCGACCGCAAAGAGGATAAGGACTGGTACGCTTTGAGCGTCTATGAGCGGGGAGGCAAGTCGCGTTATGTATGCCCGAAATGCGGTGCATTGTGGAGCGAGGACGATCGCTGGCGAGCGGTCCTGGCTGGCAGGTGGGTTGCCGGCTCGGCGGAACTTGACGATGACGGCAATTTAATCGGCAAAGTGACGCCGACGAGCTACCGGTCCATCAGGATCCACGCCCTTATGCTGCATCCTATGGTCGAGACGGTGAAGAGCCTTACAGTCGAATGGGTAAATGCTCAACGGGCAAAGAAGGCTGGTAATATCCAGCCGTTGAAGGACTTTTTCAATAGTCAGTTGGCCCTGCCCTGGCGGGAGGAACAGGCGATAACGGAGATCGATATCCTTAAAAAACATATCGGTTCGTATCCCAAGGGCAAGGTCCCTGCCGGCGTACAGATGCTGACGGCGGGGATTGATATTCAATTAGATCATGTATGGTTTTCTGTATTGGGATGGGGATATCTCGGCGAGTGGTGGAGCATATTCGAGCAGCGGATAGAAACGGGGCCTACGGACAAACTGGAGAACCTCAAAAAAGTCACCGACTACCTGAACATGCGGTTCGAGTTGATGACAGACGACAGTACCGTCATGCGGATCGCCATGGCGGCGATCGACCGAGGCTATAATACAGAGACAGTCGATGCTTTCTGCGTTTACTGCGCGGGCCTTTTGCCCATCATCCCGGTAGCAGGTGATGACAAGCTCTCCAAGCAGGCCTGGCGGGTCGGCGCCGCTGCCGGCGGCAAGCTCAAGCGGTACGACCTGAATGTCACCATGTACAAGGACGCACTGTACCGAGGCTATTTCGAAGCGACACACGGCGGGCCGGGTTACGGCCACCTTCACGGCGATACCGAGTACTGGGTACTGGAGCATCTGACCAGCGAGACCAAGACCATCACAAGAAAAGGCGACCGGGTTGTCTGGTTCGGCTGGGTGTTGAAAGATTCACATAAACCCAATCACAAGTGGGACTGCGATGTGTATGCCAGGGCTGCTGCGGAAATTGCAGGGCTTTGGACTCTGAGCGACCCATCGAAGAAAATAACCGGCCATGCCCCGGCGGGCAAGGTAGTCGGCAGAAGGCCGATACGGACGGAATATTGAAAAGGCAGAATAAAGAATACAGGAGATTTCAAATGTCAAAAAAGATGGAGCGATACAGTTTCCCGACGGTGAGCTTATGTCCGCGCTGTCACGGCAGCCAGACACGGGCGACCTCGACCCAGGGCAAGGTCCAGTACCGCCAGTGCCAGGCGCCGATATGCAGGCATAGATTTACCGTCATAGGTGAACTTGTTAAACAACCGAAAAAGAAAGGAGCAAAAAACGATGAGCAAAAAGCAAAAGAATCCAGAACCGCCGAAGGAAAGCAGCAAGCCAGCAGCTCCACCGCCACCACCGCAGCCGACAAAACCGACGGCGGCGGAGCTTCTGAAGTTCTATCCGGAGCTGGAAGCCAAACTGACTGAGGCGATGGTCACCGGGCGGTTTATGGTGACTGTGCATTGTCAGTTGAAAAAGCCGGGCAGCGAAGGCGACCTGCAGCATTATCTCTTTGAGCGGGGGTATCCGGCCAACGATATCCTAACCTCCTTAGCCCACTGCGGGACCAATCACCTGGCCCGCAATGACCCGAACGCCGATACGAAGAAGGTCAAAGGCTGGGTCTGACGAAAAAAAGTTTACAATGTTGTAAAGAATCTCGTTTTTCATAGGTGAAAACGAGAGAAAAGGGGTTGTTTTT